GCACAACTTTTTATTCATAAATCTTTTATCAATTTAATTCCGCCAACGGGTTAATAATATTCAGTTATGAACAAATCAATAGCAGAAATGCTGAAAAAGGGCTACATCCTCTTCCCTAAAGTCTTATTCGAGGAACAAATGAAGATGACTAAAAACGCAACGGGCAGTTTCGAAGCGTTCATCTTGGTATTAACCCATGTCAATTACAGCACTGTGACGTGTCGCGTCAACGGTCAGACCTTCGAATGCCGGAGGGGAGAATCGGTGATCTCCCTCACCCACTGGGCGAAAGTGTTCGGATGGAAACTCAGCCGCACACGCCGGTTCTTCGATAGGATGTACGAAGAAGGGATTATTGAAAGAGTGGTCAATCCGTACATCACGCACATCCGTATCCCCGACTATGACTTGCTGATCGGACAGAGACGCCGTGAGGCGGCACGTGAAGAAACAGGTGGTGTCACCTTCGAGGTTTTCTGGGAGAAATATCACGAGGTAACCCAGAAGCAAAGGGTCAATATCGGCCGTGCCAGACGGGAATGGAAGAAACTTTCTCCCCGCGAACGCAGTATGAGCATACGGCAAATCGACGAGTATTACGATCATCTGACGGATACGAAATACTGTGTGCAGGCAAGCACTTATCTGTCGGACAAAGCGTTTCTGGATGAATATGATTATTGAAACGATTCATGGATGACATTGTAAACCCGCAGGACGCCGAGCTCGAGGAAATCGTACTCGGCGCCTGCCTTATAGAGAGCAAGGCGATCACATTGGTTGCCGGAATATTGCGCCCGGAAGTGTTCTACATTGAGAAGAACCGTGAAATCTATGCCGCCCTGCAGAGTATGTACCGTGCAGGGCAGGTCATAGACCTCATGACCGTAAAGGAAGAACTCACACAAAGGGGCAAACTCGACTTCATCGGAGGTCCTTATGCACTGGTAAGCATTACCACACGCGTAGCGTCCAGCGCGCATCTGGAGTATCACGCCCGTATCCTGCAACAGAAGTATATCCGCCGTGAAGCGATCTTGGGATTCCATAAACTGCTGGCACAGGCTGCCGACGAGACAACGGACATAGCCGACACGCTGGCGGATGCGCATACCCTTCTCGACCAATTGGAAAAGGAATGCGGGATGTCCGAACATCTCCGCTCCATGCTGCAATTGATGGAGGATACTGTGGAACTGATAGAGACACGTGTCGCCTCGAACAAGAACGGAGTTACCGGCTTGCCGACGGGATTCAACGAGCTGAACCGCCTGACGTGCGGCTGGCAACCGGGTGATCTGGTGGTCATCGCCGCCCGTCCGTCAGTGGGAAAGACGGCTTTTGCGCTGCATCTGGCACGTGCCGCCGCTTCCGCCGGTTATCACATTGCCGTGTACAGTCTCGAAATGCAAGGGGAACGCTTGGGAGACCGCTGGCTGCTGGCGGCTACGAAAGAGGTTTCTCCCGCCCACTTGCTGAGCGGGGCGCTTACTCCGTCCGAACTCCGGGAGGTCCATGAGGCATCGAAGGAGCTGTCGCGCCTCCCTATTTACATCGACGATAATCCGTCGGTGAGCCTGGATTATGTCCGCACGTCCGCCAAACTGCTGCAAAGTAAGGGGGATTGCGATTGTCTTTTCATCGACTATCTGCAACTCTGCGACATGAAGAGCGACCAGCACAACCGTAACCGCGAACAGGAGGTGGCTCAAGCGAGCCGAAAAGCGAAAATGATAGCTAAAGAGTTGCATATCCCCGTGATACTTCTCAGCCAGTTGAACCGTAACGTGGAGGGACATCCCGACGGCCGTCCCGCTCTGAGCGACCTTCGTGAGAGCGGGGCTATCGAACAGGACGCCGACCTCGTACTGATGCTTTCCCGTCCCAGCCTGTCCGGTCGTGAGACAGACCGTAGAAGCGGTTACCCGACCGAAGGATTGGGAGTAATCGATATTGCCAAACATCGTAACGGACCTACCGGTGAGATATACTTCCGCCACGACAAGAGTATGACGAAGCTGGTGGATTACGAGCCCGACTTGGAATGGATGAAGAAAAATACCACCCGTTAGGTGACAGCCAGCCGGGAAATCAACTATGCGCAAACGACCGTATCTTTGTGTCTGATCGAGCGGTTGCCTGCATGAAATCAACCGTATTTATCTAACAAATCGACCGCTCCTTTCAAGTGAAAAGAGCGGTCGTATCGTCCGGGAAGTACCGTTGTCTTGTCCGGAAGAAGCAGTCGTTTTGTTCTGAAAATACGGTCAATTGATGTCCGGATGTTCCTGTGCCGGTACATATCCATCCGGCTCTCCCAGATAGCGCGCGATCAGACGTACTTCCCGTGCGCTGAACATTTTCAGTTTGGGATGAAAATCTCCTGTTGCGAGCTCCTCCATCAGAGGGGTACAGTTGCGCATCCATCGGCGGAGTTTCGCCACAGACACATGATCGCTCAGCTTGGGGAAATACATCTTCGCCAACTCATTCTTATCGTAACATCTCACACGAAATTTTTCTTCTTCCATTTTCTATTGAGTCATTCTTTGGTTAATGCTATAAAGGTACTCTTTTTTATGCAATGAAGCAAATGTTTAGTCAAAAACAATAACCATCGTTCAGTGTCGTTCGGTGTCGTCCACTCCCCCTTTCGGATGTGGTATCTTTGCAGTGTAATCGATTACAGAACAATTAAAATCATCAATTAAAAAATTAAATTTATGGCACAAAAGTATGTAGTGGTAGAGCGTAAGAATCCGTTGAAACCACAAGAAGCAGCTAAGTTTTATGCAATGGCACGCAGTAACCGCAGAGTGGATACGGACGAGGTAATCAGCCGTGTGTCGGAGCGTTCCTCCTATTCTATCGGTGAACTGAAAGGTTGCATTACGGAGTTTTTGTTGGAGATGAAGAATCAGTTGGCGTTGGGTAATATTGTCCTTCTAGGCGATATGGGCAGTTTCCGTGTAACGATTGCCACCGGCAATGCTACGGAAACGGCAGAGAAATTTAAGGCGGCCACCTGTATCAAGACCTCGCGTGTCCGCTTCCGTCCGGGCAATATGCTGCTGGATATGTGTAAGGCGATGAAGTATACGCTGGTCAAGAAAGGGGAAAGCGATGAAGCGGTTGTTCCCGATCCGGACGAGAAGCCGGATAATGGAAACGGCGGCGGTGGAAATCCGGATGACGGCAATAATGGGGAAGCTCCGGATCCGGCAGAATAAGATCTAGGATGTCTGGTGGTATTAATTTAAAAATTCAAGAATTATGAAAAAGTCTATTTGGAAACAAATTTTACAGATCATTATTACAGTAGCTACTTCAATCGTATCTGCTCTGGGTGTAACGTCTTGTATGGGACATATCTAAACGGCCGGATCGAATGAAAGAGTTGAAAGAGTTCTCGTTGAAGGAGGAATATGTGCCGCGCAGCATTTTGTATATCGTTGTGCATTGCAGTGCTACCCGTGCGAATATTCCCTTCACGGAGGAGCAGTTGCTCCAATGCCATCTGAAACGTGGCTTCAAATGTATCGGGTATCATTTTTATGTGACGAAGGATGGCGTGCTGCACCACACCCGCCCGATGAGTGAGATTGGCGCACACGCGCTCGGATTCAACCTGCACAGTTTATCGATTTGCTATGAAGGTGGACTGGATGAATTGGGTAAGCCGGCGGATACCAGAACCACTTCGCAAAAAGAAACGCTCCGCCGGGTATTGGGTGAGTTGAAAGGACTGTATCCCGAAGCTAAGATTGTAGGGCATTATCAGTTGAGCGCGAATGTTCATAAAGCGTGCCCATGCTTCGATGCGAGGAAAGAGTATGAGGATTTGTAGGAATAGCGGTTCCTCTTAAAATAAGAGGTATGTGGATAATAAAGGCGGTTCGGATGGATGAACCGCCTTTTTATTTTGTATAAACTGATATTTTTTCGTATTTTTGTTCCATCTATTATGAACTGAATCATTCAACTGATATATG